TAGCAGGTCGTGGCTCACGTACTTATGAAGGCAAAGAGAATTGCCTGATACTTGACTTTGCTGGCAACTTTGAAAGACTTGGGCCAATCAATGACCCATTGATCAAAATCAAAGGCAAGGGCAAAGGTGGTGGTGAGCCAATCATGAAGGAGTGTCCAAAGTGTAACCTATTGGTTCACGCAGCTGTTCGCATTTGTGAACGCTGTGGATACAAATTCCCTAGAGAGCATGGTTTGACTCCTAATGCAGCCAATGCTCATATCATTGATGATGGACAACCTCATTGGTTGAAAGTAGACCATGTCACATATGAACAAAAGCCAGGATTTGGGAAGCCTACAACACTGGTTGTTAAGTACCACTGCGGCTCACGGGTTATCAAAGAGCACATCTGCCTTGAGCACAGAGGGTTTGCAAGACAGAAAGCCCATCACTGGATTAAGTACAGAGGCGGAACACCAACCAAAACAGTTGCTGAGTTCATGCCACAAACAGAAACTCTGAAACAAGCTATTCGTATCAGAGTGGAGAAGAAAGGCAAATATTTCAATATAACCGAATCCGTATTTAGTTAATAAAAAGGGCTAAAAAGTTATAAGAAATTTGTCAAAAACGCTTCCCTTAAACAAGCCTATAGGTTATATTTAAGTCCTAGCCTAAAAGGTTATTTAGTTTTTCCCCTAACAAATACAACTGGAGAGTATCCCATGCCTGAACAAGTTAATGAAAATGAAGTAGAAGTTGCAATCCGCGAAGCATTTGACGCAGCACATGAAGCTGGCAAAGAAGAAGATGCAATCAAACTTGACATGATCTCTGCTGGTGCAACGTTCAAAAACGTTACACGCCTGTTCAACCAATTCATGGTTGATGCTGGTCTAGCAGTAAGCAAAGAAGAAAAAGAACAGAAGCTTCTTGAAGCAGTTGAAGGTGTTGACCTTTCAACTGAAGAAGGTTTTGATGGCGCTGTTGCTACTCTTGCTGAAGCAATCAACGGCACTGAAAAATCTGCTGCTGCTCTTATTCGTGCTTACGCTAAGAAAAATGAGCTTGAAGTGTTCAAGAAATCAAAAGGTGGTAACGGCGGTGGCAAACAAGGTTTTGCTGGCAAGTTCTATGCCTTCCTTGTTGCGAACCCAACTTGTTCAAAAGAGCAAGCAATTGCGTTCATCCAAGGTACTGATGGCAACGAAGAAACATCAGAGAACGTTAAGCGTCACCAATCTCACTACCTAGCAATCCACGCTATGGTAAACCAAATTGCTGGTGTTGAAGCTACTACTGAAGCATAAGCATAGATGATACTCTGGGCACGTATTTTATCAACCCATCCATGTAACTGATAATTGACCAGAGTTGATTCGAAACTGGGAAGCTGAAAAGCTTCCCATTTTCTTTATTACATGGAACTAAAAATATGGTTATACTTGGAGCAGGGCTTACGGGATGCCTCGCAGGATATGCGTTCAAAAATGCCGTGATACATGAATACTTAGACACACCGAATACTCATAAAGCTTTACTCCGCTTTCGTACTGACAAGGTTAGCCAGCTGACTGGAATACCTTTCAAGAAAGTTAAAGTGCACAAGGGCATTTTCTATATGGGTGAGTTTGTTCAGCCTAGTTTGTTCTTGAGTAACTTATACAGCTATAAGGTTACTGGAGGTTATTATGACCGCAGCATTAGTGACATTAGCAGTTCTGTACGTTATGTGGCGCCTGCTAATTTCCATGAGCTTATGCTCAATCATCTTGATAATCGTATTTCTTATGGTAGTAATGCGAACTTGAGTGAATTGAAGCGACCTGTTGTCAGCACGCTTCCTTTGCCAATCCTAGCCAGCAAGCTTGGGATTGAGACTCCAATCAAGAAAGCGGAAAAGCAAAAGCCTATATATGTCTCAACACGAGAAATCAAAAATTGTGACATGTATCAGACTGTTTACTTCCCTGGCAATACGCCAATATACAGAGCGTCAATTACTTGCAATCAATTGATTGTTGAGTCTGTTGCCCCTGTTGGTGATACAGTGATTGATGAGCTATTGACAACTCTTGGGATTGTTAGTGACTTCAACACTGTAACAAGCCACTACCGTCAAGAGTTTGGCAAGTTTGTTCCGCTTGAGGAGGAATACAGAAAAGACCTGATGTACAAAATATCATCAGAGCACAATATCTATTCTCTTGGTCGCCACGCTACATGGCGCAAAGTCCTTTTGGATGATGTAGTACAAGACATTGATCGAATTGAGTCAATGATGAAAACTTCAGCTTACGATAGAATGCTAGGAATCAGAAAATGAAAGTAACACTAATTGCACATACTACAAACCCTGTTGACACTCTAATCTTCACAAAGAACACTCGTTTGAATATGGGTGTTGATATGCTAGAGAATGTAATTGGCATGTCGGAAGAAGCAAAGAAAGAACAGCTTGAGTACATGGTCAATACAATCAAGTCAAGCTGGGAATTTGTAGACTTCACATTCTGCATCGAAGGCGTATCACGCGCCTTTACTCATCAGTTTGTTCGCAACCGCACTGGTAGCTATGCACAGCAAACTATGCGTATACTTAACATGGATGGCTTTGAGTACATCACTGGACCAGGCATCAAGACTCCATTGCAAAAAGCTATGTATGATGATGCAATGGAGATGATTCAAGAAGCATATGATGACCTTGTTTCAGCTGGTGTTCCGATTGAAGATGCTCGTGGCATTCTCCCTACAAACATCTCAACCAACATCACTGCCAAGTTCAACCTCCGCTCTCTGAGTGACATGATGGCTTCTCGTGCAAGCTCTCGTACACAGGGCGAGTATCGTGAAGTGATGGATGCCATGTACAATTGTGTTGTAGAAGCATTCCCTGAGTTTGCAGAGTTCTTGCGTGATGGCAAGACATATGCACTTAATCGTTTGGAATCAATCATCCATGACAAGTTTGATGGCACTGATGAGCTAATTCCTTACATCAAATTAATTGACCAAGTACGCAACGCTAAGTAATGATGACAACAACAGAGAAATTGGAGATGATTATGAGCGAACCAACATTTGCAGAAATGGCAGCACAAGATAATCACGGTGGCAAAGCCGAGCGTTATGCAATTGCCGTTGACCTTGATGGTACACTAGCGGAATACCATGGGTGGAAAGGTGTTGAGCATATTGGCAAGCCTGTCCCTGCTATGGTTGAAAAGGTTAAACAAGCTGTCAGCGAAGGGAAAGAAGTGTGGATTTATACAGCTCGCGTATCTGACCCTGCTGAGTCTGATTTAGCAGATATGGCAATTAGAAAGTGGTGTGATCACTATAACATTCCAATTGTAGATATTACTGCTACCAAGCACAAGTTCTTCAAAGAGTTTTGGGATGACCGTGCTGTTCAGGTTATGCCAAACACGGGTGAGTTCCTTGGTGAGACTCCAGCAGTCGGTCTTGGCAATCTTACTGATCAGCTTATTTGTGAGCAACTAGGTATCACAGAGAAGGCTTTAAAGGTTGCCCGCTTGATGTCACTACCAGTGTTCCAATATCAACATGGCGGAAGCCACTACAAGGACTTGGTGATTGAGCCTGGTGTTATCAATGCAGCAAATGACCTTAATGGCATGGAAGGTAATGTAATCAAGTATATCTTGCGCTACAAAAATAAAGATGGTGTAAAAGACTTGAACAAGATTCAACAAATGGTTCAAATGATCAAGGAGACAAAATATGAAAACATTGATTGATCTATTCAATCTAGGGATGATGCGTAACTACAGCGAAATCCTACAATCAAAAGAAGGTTTGGTATTGAATCTTGGGGCTGGCAATAAACACATTGATGGTGCTGTTCCGCTTGACTTGGCAATGGGCTGGGATGCCAATACAATGAGTATTCCTGCTGAAGATAATTCAGTTGATATGATTCACTGTTATCACTTGCTAGAGCACGTTGAGAACATTCTGTTCCTAATGACAGAGATTCGTCGAGTGCTAAAGCCAGGTGGTCACATCAACATTGTTGTTCCTTACTACAACAGCCATATGCAGGCTAGTGATATTACACACTGTAATGTATTCACAGAGCGTACATTTGAAAAGCTCTACACATACACTTACTACAAAACAAAGAAACTTGAGCCTATGGATATTGTCACAAACTTTATCATGGGTGATTGTGAACAGAATTTAGCGCTGATGATTCAACTACGTAAGCCTTTATCTGAAAAGTAAAATATAATATAATATAAGCCTCTGCAAAGAGGCTTTTAACTAACCGGAGAATACTCATGGAAAAAATTGTAGTAGCGTTTGATACAGAGACAACAGGTCTAATCAAACCAGAAGTTCAGGAAATGGAAAAGCAACCTGAAATCATTGAGCTTTACATGGCAAAATTGGTTCATCGCTCAGATGGTGTCATCGAGAAGATTGATGAAATTGATACTTTCCTCCGCCCTCAATTTGGTGAGGTGTCACAGGAGATTACTAAGATCACTCACATCACTCCAGAGATGGTTAAAGATGCTCCATTGTTCTGTGAAGTGTTTCCACAGATTGCTAAGTTCCATGTTGGTGTTCATGCTTGGGTTGCTCACAACTGTGCATTTGATACAGCAATGATGGCAAACGAGATTTCTCGTATTGGTAAGATTGTACACTTCCCATTCCCACCAGAAAAGGTTTGTACAGTTCAAAAGACAATGCACATTGAGCAACGTCGTATGTCTTTGAGCAATCTTTACCAACACTTGTTCAATGAGCAGTTCCCTGATGCTCACAGAGCAAAAGCTGACGTAACAGCAATGATTCGTTGTTACAAACACCTATGTGCAACAGGAGTAATCAAGTAATGATTCATCTAGCGTTACAAACTGAATTCTCTTTCAAGCAGTCATTTCTGCATATGAAAAACATTCATGAGTACGCTACTGATGGTGTTGTTGGGGTCGCTGACCTCAACAATACTTTTGGTCACGTACAACTTGAGAAAGCGAGTAAGAAGCATGGCTTTAAACCAATCTATGGCGTTCGCTTATTCTGTCTACCTGATGATAGCAAGCAACGCAATGCATCGTTGCCTTGGATATTCATTGCCAAGAATGCCAAGGGTCTCAAGCGCATTTATGAGCTTACATCCAAAGCATTTGACAACTTCTACTACATCCCTCGACTCAACTATTCAAACCTTACCAGCTTGGATGATGTGGTCGTTATATCTCCAATTGCTCACGAGAAAGCCAACTGGACTTATTGTGGACAAGCTCATCCAAACAACATCGCACAGGATGGAAAGAAGGTCGCAATTGTTACCAATAACTATCCAAAGCTCAAAGACAAAGACGTGTACCAACTCCTTGCAGGAGCACGTAAAGGTCGAGGTGACGGGGTGGTGCATAGCTTCAACTTAGAAATCTATCCTCAACACATCCTTTCAGAAGCGGAATGGATGGCTGAGTATGGTGATGAGTTTGCTGTTTCACTAACTCGTGAAATCGCAGATCAAATTGAGCATTTTGACATTCCAAAAGCTGGCATGGTTCACTGGGATGGTGATCATGATTTGATCAAGGCTATGGACTTCTCAAAGACAAAAGATGTTTGGGATGAACGCTATGAGCAGCGTCTTCACAAAGAGCTTAATCTGATCAAAGAGAAAGACTACACAGACTACTTCTTAATTACTCAAGATATGATTAAGCAAGCCAAGCGTACAATGATGGTTGGGCCAGCACGTGGTTCTTCCGCTGGTTCGCTTGTCTGCTACCTGATGGGCATCACAGAAGTTGACCCAATTGAGCATGACCTAATCTTTGAACGTTTCATTGATATCAACCGTCACGACTTGCCTGATATTGATGTGGACTTCCCAGATGCTAAGCGTGAAAACGTAGTTAAATATCTGAAGCGCAAGTATGGGCAAAACAAGGTTCGCTGTCTAGCTAACATCAACCGTTTGAAAGCTAAGTCAGCAATTGGGGAATTTGCCAAGTCATTGGAGATACCTGCTTATGAAACAAGTGAAGTTAAAGATGCTATCATTGAACGAAGCTCAGGTGATGCACGAGCCGCAATGTGTATTGCAGATACATTCGATACCACGGAGGCAGGGCAAAAGTTTATTGAGCGCTATCCGAATATGCGCCTTGTCAGTGAAATCGAAGGGCACGCATCTCACGCCGGAAAGCATGCAGCTGGAATCTTGGTTGCTACTGAAGAGCTCACCAACTATGGCTCGCTCAACAGCCGTGACGACATTATACAGATGGACAAGAAAGATGCTGAGTATCTAGGTCTATTGAAGGTTGACTGCCTTGGCTTGCGTACTCTTTCAATTCTTGAAGAAGTAGCGGAACAGCTAGGCAAGCCATACAAGTGGTTCAATAGCATTCCAACAGATGATGAAGCAACATTCAAGATGATGTCAAATCTCCGCTTGAATGGTGTGTTCCAGTTTGAGGGACAGGCACTTCAAATCATCGTGAAACAGATGGGAGTAAATAATTTTGATGACATTGTTGCAATCACTGCTCTTGCTCGTCCTGGCGCTCTTAACTCTGGTGGTACTGCTCGATATATCAAGTATTCCACTGGTGAAGAAGAAGCGACATACTATAGTGACACTCATCGCTCTATCACTGGTGATACTTATGGCATTGTAGTTTATCAGGAACAGATGATGAACATGGCTCGTCTAATTGGTGGGCTGTCTTGGGAAGATACATCTGACTTGCGTCGTGCAGCTTCCAAGTCTATGGGTGATGAGTTCTTTGGTCGATACAAAGAGAAGTTCATCAAAGGTGCTATGGCTAGTGGTGAGTATGATGAAGCAACTTGTGAACAAATGTGGACAGACATATCAGCGAGTGGTTCTTGGTCATTCAACAAATCCCACGCTGTTTCTTATGGTCTTGTTAGTTACTGGACTGCTTACTGTAAGTGTCACTATCCTGCTGAATTTGCTGTCGCTTGTCTTAACCATGCTACTGATAACGACGCTGCAATAAAGCTGTTACGCGACTTTGTGGTTCACGAGAACTTTGAATATGTTCCGGTTGACCCTGACTTGTCACTACTTGGATGGAGTTGTCATGATGGACGAACGCTTGTTGGAGGGCTTACAAACATCAAAGGAATTGGGCCAGCTAAGGCTAAAACAATTCTTAGAGCAAGAGAAGGAAAGGCAAAACTTACTCCAAGCCTCTTTAAAGCACTATCAAACCCAGCAACTGAACTCGATGTGCTATTCCCAGCTCAGCACTATTTTGGATTCCTGTATACAGACCCAGTGTCCTCAACAGGCGGAGCTGTTGACAAAGTCCATTACATCAGGGATGTCGATGGCAAAGGTGAGTATGTCATCATCGGGAAACTTGTTGATAGAAACTTGCGTGACCTCAACGAGCAAGTGTTCCTTGAGAAGCGCGGTGGTGAGCGCATTGAGACAGACCGATTCTATCTCAACTTTAAGTTGGAAGATGATACCGACATGGTCAGCTGCAAGATTGGTCGCAAGCAATATGAAGCAATTGGACGGGAAATTGCAGAGACTGGTCGAGTGGGCAAAGATTGGTACTTACTACGTGGAACTATAAAAGGCGACTGGCGCACAATTGAAGTGTCAGAGATTATTAACTTAAACCAATACTATAAGGTCAACCCAAATGGATGAGCATGAGCTATTTATTCGAGACAATGCTGGACACCTCCGCTACTGGAAGTGTTATGAAGTCGCAGGTGGGATTGAAATCGAGCACGGTGTTGTTGATGGGACTCCACAGTTCCAGTTCGAATCAATCGAAGATGGCAAGGCTGGACGCAACCAAGATGAGCAAATTGAATCGCGAATCAACAGCCGTGTCAACAAGCAGCTACAGAAAGGCTATGTGTACAGTCGTTCAGTAGCGGAAACAATGAAGCCTATGAACTTGCTAGGCTTCCATAAGCCAATGCTTGCCAAGAAGCAATCTGATGTAGATATTCCATTATTGCGCAGCAAGGGATTCTACTTGCAGAACAAGCTTGATGGCAACCGTTGCTTGGTTCACAATGATGGTGTTAAGCTAACTGCCTACACTCGTAATGGTAAGCCAATCAATACTATTGATCACATCTTGGAAGAACTTGATGGAGTAATTCCAGAAGGCTGCACAATAGATGGTGAGCTTTACTTGCATGGCACGATTTTACAGACTTTGGTTAGTTGGATTAAGCGGAAACAGCCAAATACCAAGAAAGTTGAATATCACATCTATGATATGATTTCAAATGAGACTTTTGGCAGCCGTTCGGACTCGCTAGGAGCGATTCTAAGCCGTTTTAAAGGCGAGACAAGCTATCCTATTAAGGTAGTAGAAACGACTTACTACGAGCCGGAGAATCCCGTAGACCTAGGGGATAAGTTACGGGAAGCGAGAGAAAAAGGCTTTGAAGGATTGATGTTCCGCTCTGACTACTCTCTGGTGCGTGGCAAGCTTGTGACAGCAGGTTATGAGGATGGCAAACGCTCTGGCTCACTGATCAAGTTCAAAGGCTGGGAGTCTGAAGAGTTCCGAGTCATTGACATCATACCATCAAAAGAAGGATGGGCAAGACTTGTTTGTAAGCACAATGGTGCTAATGGTGAAATTAGATTCACAGTTAGTTGCCCTGGTGAGATGACATTCAAGTATTATGTCATGACAAACAAAGAGCGATACATTGGCAAGATGTTGACTTGTGACTTTGCTTATTGGACACAAGATGGCAAGCCATTCCATCCAACTGCAATAGCCTTTCGAGACTATGAATAAAATAAAAGCCCAGCTTAACTGCTGGGCTTTTTTGTTTAAGGATTTGCAAACAACTCATTAAAGTCAATTGTTGTTTCTGTCAAAGGATACATATCATTCATAGTCTTGATGAATACATGTTGCCCTTTATCAGTCTTGGCCCTTAGAGCTATTCTATCACCTGCCAACACATTGATTTCAAATTCAGGAATTGTCCCTTCTAAGTTAACAGAGCCTGCACTTACAGGAATCTCAGCATTAGCATCTGGTATATCAGTGAATGTGTTACCATCAGCTGAAACCTTACACCAACGAGGCTTGAACACTGCATCATCTTTTGTGTCATTTGACAGTCTGAATGATGTAGAGATACTAGCCTTGCCATCCTTCTTGAACTTGATAGCGCCTTCACCTCTTTTGATTTGTGATGAAGGAATCTGGTTAACAGTTGTATCAAGCTCAACATCAGCATTACCTTTCATTGGCAATCCACAAGGAACAGGTCTGTCTGTTTCATCAAAAGAATAGCGGAGGGAAATATTGCCCAAGGTATTCTGGATGAATGCTTCATACTTGCTAACGTACTTGCCCATCTCTGTGCTTCTGTTGCTGAACATAAGTTGATAGCCGTGTACATCAGTATAATCAACAAGCAGCTTTTCACCAGTGTCTAGCTCATACTGCAACAAGCCAGTGCCTGTTTTATTGTTGATTGAAATTGCCTGGATGAGAAGACCGCTACCACCAGAGAATCGACCTTCAAGATTCAAATCTTCTTGGAAGTCAGATACTGCATGACAAGTAAAAGTCTTATCACCTTTGGCATTAACAATCGCTGCAAGTGATATGTCTTTGATCAGCTCACCTTGTCGGAAGAACTTCTCAGCAACTATTGGGTTGCCATTTATGTCTTCAAGATAGCCCTTTGGCTCATAAGGGTTGATACTATCATCATACAGATAAATAAGGACACGACCATCATATGGTGCCTTCATTTGAGTATCAGCTCTAAGAGCAATTACATAGTTTGTTCCGCCTGTAAGGTTTGGGTCACCCTGGTCTGCTTCTTCAATTGTGAATGCATCCATATCAGCATTGGCTGATATATACATTCCATCAGGTGAAACAATGTTCTTGAAACTAATCTTTGCATTGTTCTTGATTTCTTCTGTTGTAGCTGGCAAAGAGCTTTTTGAAATCACTTCTGTGCCAGATACATATGCAAGAAAACTAGGCTTGTGCATAGGTTCAAAAGCATCATGCTTCAACCCAATGATAACAGCACCGTTGTTATTGGGGTCAGGCTTTGCTTCCAATGGGCTTTCAATTTTGACATCAGTTATGTTGCCATAATTTCGCTTTTGCCCATCTGTTTCAACAACAGAGACTCCACCTGAGCCTCCGCTTACTTTGAGAGTGAAACCATCCTTGGCATTGCCTTCTAGCTCAATGCCATCAAGTGCAAGAATCTCAATGCCAGTAGTTGTGCTACCATCAGGGTTGACAATAGTGATACCGGATGCTGGTATTTGAATTGTTGATAGCTCATAGTCTTCCCAAGAACCATCATTGCCTTCAACACTTTTGCCATTCCATTTAAATGAACGCTTCTCAGCATCAGCACCAAATGATTCAACAATCACAACTAGACCAAAGCGACGCTCCATTGGGATAGCATTCCGCTCTGCCTCATCAGCAACAAAGCGGATACCACCACGACCAAAGCGGTTGTCATGAGTTGGCCAAGTATTACGCTCATCAGCACCTGGGCTAAGAGGTGCTGACACAGGGGTGTAACCAGTTAGTTCTGTCATATCAACCTCTGTTAGAATTTAATTTCAATTTTATCACTGGTCTCATGGAATCCACCAGGGCTGTAAAACACTCGCATGCTCTTGCCACCAATGACATAATCGCGATGTGGCCAGACCGCAGGAAGTCCACCATTTACTGATATGCCAGTGATGCCTTTTGCATGATCAACATCAGTTGCAATGAATATTCTTTCTGGCACCTGATCAGTTCTACTAATTGAAAATGTAGATGATTGGAACTCTGAAAGGTCAGACAACTTAGTTGGCATCGTTGTGTCATAGCCTGCATAATAAGTAGCAAGTGGTATTACAGGACTTCCATTCTTAGCAGGTTCAAATCCACGCTTTTTAAGCTCTCCAACAATCTCATCAATTGTAAAGATGTAGCCTGTTGTCATCTTGACCCAAGGCAGATAACCGCCAGTGTCATTGGTCTTATATTGACCCCAAACTTGACCACCTTCCTTGTCATTGCCAAAGGCTAGCATTGCAACACCATCTTTGCCAACAGCACGGCGATACACCAAGATGTCACCAGTGCTTCCTTTAGGTTTGCCTGTGACATTGGTGTTTGATGATGGGATATACCACCAGCCTTCCCCAAGATTCTTCAGGCTTCCGCTTCCTGTGAATTCTCCACGATTCTCAGCGTTGAATATTTGATTGGCAGACAATTGCTTTGATTCAACAGCTGCCTCCTTTCTACTCAAAGTGTGCAATTGAGACTGTAGTGCCTGGACTTTTGTCTCAAGGTCTGCATCAACTTTGGCAGAGCCTCCCTTGCCAGAAGGGAAGCCTATGCCCAAACCAATTCCAATGCCCATTAGCCAACACTCCCATATGCATAAACTTCAAGACTGCCAGTTGTCATATCTTTGATATTGATTCGAACACTAGGAACTTGAAAGAAGATATTGCCAGCTTCTGAATCAATAAGGTCAGTCATTTGCTCATGTGCTAACCAGTCATTGCCATTAGGACTATAT